AGCACGTCCTTGGCAAACTCAATTTCAGTTTCAAAGGTCGACATTTTTCCGAGCGTGCCCCGCGGTTCTAACGCGGTCACAATGGCGTCAAAGGGAGCGAACCTCATCGAGTCGGCCCACGCGAAGCCCCAGGATTGGGCCGTCACAACGGCCAGCACGACGGCTTTACAGTAGGTGGATTTGCCCCCACGATTCGGTCCCGTCACGATGCTGTGCCGACAAGAAGCCAGATGGCAATTGTTGGAAATACAGCCTTTGACGGCAGGATGCGTGACACCTGTGAGGGCCAGTCCTGCGGCATTTGAAAAGGTCGGGAAGCAAATATCGGAACGAGCTCCAATCGAGACAAGGCAGTCGACATGACCAAGCCATTGTTTAAGGGCTTGGATTGGCTCGGGTGTTTCAAGAACGGAACCGTAGAGGGCCACGGCGTCGAGGGATTCAAGGGAGCCGCACGCATCAAGGGCGGTCTCTCCCTGCTCGATCACGGACTCCAAGGCTTTTTGCTTCCTCTTTGGAAGGGCCTTCATGTGTGTCAAGATCCTGTGTCCTACGTCTTTCAAGGTTTGAATCGCACGACCTCGTTCCTCAATGTCGAACCAGATGGTTCGTAAATGAAGGGCGGCGGAAATTTGGTTCCAGATACTGCTCACAAACATGACCACTGTCATTCCGATAAAGAAGGATTCTAGCAAAAACCCGATCCGATCGTCCTTGTGTCGCGCCTTTAAGATAGTCGGAATACTGATTTGTTGTAACAGCACTTCCTTGACCCGTTCCAAATAGGAGCCTACTGTGAGATCCTTTGGATGGAAGAATTGGAGCATGAAGAAGGGAATCACAATGGCAAGGAGAGGCATCAGGACGGCAAACAAGGGAAGAAGTATGGTTTTCCAAACACAGAGGGCATTCAGGACAAGGGGAGATTTGTTAAGAAAGGACCCCATTGAGTTTTTTTCCCAAAAGATTTGGTGAAGCGATTCCGAAATTCGCGTGTCCATCGGTGTAAGTACATCGTCAATCACATCGGTTGTAAGCGTATGTAGGTCTGCGCGAATGGTTTCGGACACCTTGGGTTCCGTTTTAAGGGCCATTAAGGGAAGTTGTCGACGCTTGAGTTCTTTTGCGTCGGAGGTACATTGTAAGAGTTGTGCGTGAAAGACGGAAGGACCCCATTTTGTTTGGAAGACGATCGAGTCGGAACAATGTTCCAAATCTATGTCGGAGGCGACATGAACTCCGAGCATTTCTGGTAGGCGAGAGTTTTATGGAGGGGGATGAACGCTAAGGGGCTCCGCCCCTTTAACCCCGAGGGGGCAAGCCCCCTCTAACCCCAAGGGGCTCCGCCCCTTTAACCCCGAGGGGGCAAGCCCCCTCTAACCCCCAAGGGGCTCCGCCCCTTTAACCCCGCTCTTGGTTCTATCGGTGGGGGTCGAAGGGGGGCTCCGCCCCCCTTAAAAATTGATTACCCTCTGATTTATTTCTTGACAACCACCGTCCCAAACACTTCCTTTCTGCGTTCCAAACTATTGTTCCAAATGTCAACTCAATCTATGATGTCCTCCCGAGGATCTCCTTCCCTTCTTCCAGACCGCCTTCGTGCCGTCTTGGAATTGCGTACTTCCTCCTCTTGTTCCGAGAGAGTGGAAGCCGCCTTTCGAGCGATCCCCTATTTTACGGAGACCGCAAAGGCTGAAAAGCCCGGTCCTATGGCAACTCCCGCCGGCAATCGATTTTCCAATCTCCCCAGTCGTTCCGGTTGGAGTGGAAGCGAGTCTTCAGGAGATGCGTGGACAAGTCGGAAATCGGGTCCAGGAGATCGTCGGGGAGGAGATCGTCAAGGGTCTTCCTATGGAGGGGATCGTCGGGGGGGAGATCGTCAAGGGTCTTCCTATGGAGGGGATCGTCGGGGTGGAGACCGCCAATCCTACGGAGGTGGAGATCGCCGTAACGGAGGAGGGGGCGGTGATCGCCGTCACGAAGGAGGTGGATATCGCCAAGGATCTACTGGCCATCGAAATGAAGCCGGTGGACGATTTGGCAACAAGGCGTTACCTCAAACAACGTCCACGGGTGTGTTTTCCTCTGCTCCGGTTGATTTTGCCGAGGACGTACCTGTGACTGCGACAGTAGTAGCACCTGTGCCAATCAAAGCAGAGGCCAAGAGTGAGACTCATGCTCCCACCTTGATCATTGAAGAAGAGGCTCCCGAAGAGACCGTTGCCACCTTCAGTTCCGCAGCACTCCGTGCTGGTGCTACTCCCGAGGAGCGTATGATGACCCGTACCAAGGGCAAGATCAATCGTATGGGGTTCTCCAATTACGAGGCTACCAAGGCAACCATCCAGCAGATGATGAGTTCCGACAACCTCGTGTTTCTGGAAGAAATTATGGAATACATCTTTCTAAAGGCGGCGAAAGACACCATCATCTGCCCATTGTACGCCAAACTGATTCACGAAATCGCCGACGAATTCCCTCACTTCCGAACTGTCGTTGTGAAACTGTTTCGCGACTACACCACTATCTTCTCTCTTGTGGCAACCGAAGCCACTGTTGACAACGAGACGAATCAACAGGCCTACAAGAAGATGTTGGAGGCCAACGAGCGAAAGAAGTACCGTCGCGGATACAGTCAGTTTGTAGGAGAACTCGCCAAGATTGGTGAAATTGACGTGGACGGATTCCGAGATCTACTCCAGACGATTGTTGGCGTTCTGGAAGAAGTTCACACCTGTGCGGACCAGGACAAACTTGTCTGCGAAGAGTACATTGATTGCCTGACTAGCATGTGTAAATCGGCCTCCGGACTCTTGATCCGCTCCTCTTGGTCCGTTCCGCTGAGATCCCGGATACAGGTCATGGTTGCCAAGCCCCGGACAGAATTAGTTGGATTCAGCGTCAAGGCTCGCTTTGCTCTGATGAACTTGTCAGATTATGCTGAAAATGGTTGGAAATAAAAATGTCTTGATAGAATATACAAATGGCAAAGAAACATTCACGCAAGCACGCCCGACGTGGTGGAGCCAAGACGCGACGATCCGGCAGCCGTAAGTCTGCCCGAGGGATTTTTTCGTCTATTCTGAGACCCGTGTCTACGATCGTGCGCGGTGTCGGAAACATTGCCGGCTACACGGTGAAGAAGGGTTACAGGACTGTTCGCCACGTAGCCGACCACGCCGAACGTGCCGTGGAAAATGTGGCAAGCAACATCACCAGGGGTGCCGCTGGAATCGTGGACCGTAGTGCCAACACCCTGAACCGTACGGTTCGTTCCGTCGTGGGCAAGTCCAAGAGGAATCGACGCAACGGCCGAAAGTAAACTTGAACAAAATTGACGTATAAGCACACGTCTAAGTGCGTTTATACTTCCTTCCATTAACAACCTTCCAAAGAAAATGCCCAAGAAAGCCGACAAGTCTTCCGGAAAGAAGAAGCCTTCCAGAGTATCTTCCGACGACGATGATGAGAGCGTCGACAGCAAGGGAAACATTCGCAACTTGATTGACTATGATTACTCCGAATCGGACGAGGAGGGAGAACGTCCTCCCCGAAAGGCGGCGCTCATTGCCAAGAAGGCGATGAAGAGCATCGCGGCTAAGGCGGCAAAGGCAGCTGAGAAGAAGCGTGGGAAGCCAACGCTTGTTATCGAAAGCGAAGAAGAGGAAGAGGAAGAGGTTCCTCGAAAGAAGAAGAGCAAGAAGTCTCCCAAGGAGGAATCCGAGGACGAAGAGGACGAAGAGGAAGAGAAGGCTCCCAAGAAAAAGAAGGCTGTCGCAAAGAAGTCGAAGCGAAAGGAAGAATCAGAGGAAGAGGAAGAAGAGGACGATGGAGAAACGCTCGGATCAGAGGACACAGACGAGGACGATGACGATGACGATGATGACGAGGACTCCGAAGAGGATTCCGATTACGTGGCACGTTCCTCGCGCGGGGGCATCGACATTGTCATCAGCGATTTGTTGGGGGGCGGAGGAGGCCGCGATCCAAATAAGCCTCATAAGTACAATTTGAAGAAAGAGTCGCCTCAGGTACGCCAGTTTGTCAAGTTGGTCCAGCAGGAGGATGATGGGGAGGAGGATACCATCGACAATGACATCACCTATTTCAAATCCCTCACCAAGGACCGACAGTCGTCCCTCATTCGCGTCCTGGAACACAAGGCAAGTCCCGCGGAAGTGGCGGTCCCTCTCAAGTTCAAGATTTTGGAAAAGGTGGCGGCCAAGCCTGACCTGAATCGCATTGCGATGGCCAAGTACAATGCCCTCTGTAGCATTGATCCGTCTTCGACGGAGTACTACAAGACCAGTCACTGGATCAATGGATTCACGGGTATGCCCATCGGAATCTACAAGGACCTGCCAGTTCGCATCGAAGACGGTCCCGAAAAGTGCCACGAATTCATGTCCACGGTTCACAAGAGCCTCGAGACGGCCATTTATGGGCATGACGAACCCAAACTCCAGATCATGCAGTTTGTAAGTTCCTGGATTGCGAACCCCAAGGCTCACGGCAACGTGCTGTCGATTCACGGTCCTCCTGGTGTGGGCAAGACCTCGCTCATCAAGGACGGCGTGGCCAAGGCACTGGGACGCCCCTTCCACTTTATCTCGTTGGGAGGTGCCACGGACGCGAGTTTCCTCGACGGCCACAGTTACACCTATGAGGGGTCCACGTGGGGCAAGATTGTAGACGTCCTCATCCAGAGCAAGTGTATGAATCCCGTTATCTACTTTGACGAGTTGGACAAGGTGTCTGAAACGCCCAAGGGGGATGAAATCATGAATATTCTGATTCACCTGACGGATCAGAGCCAGAATGACCGCTTCCAGGACAAGTACTTTACGGGCATTGATTTGGACCTCAGTCGTTGCCTCTTCATCTTCTCCCACAACAACCACGAGAAGGTCAATCCCATTCTTCGTGACCGCATGTACAACATTGCCGTCCAGGGATTCAGTGTCAAGGAAAAGATGCTGATTGCTGAAAACTACTTGCTTCCTGACGCTCTCAAGGAGGCGGGACTCCACGAAAAGGTCAGCATCAGCAAGGACATTCTCAATCACGTCATCGAGACCTACACGGGAGGTGAGGCGGGCGTGCGAGAACTGAAGCGATGTATCCAGACCATCATCTCCAAACTCAACCTGCTTCGCTTCTACAACAACCCCAAGCAGGTGCCGTTCGCCATCAAGGACTTTGCCTTGCCCTTTACGCTCAAGAAGGAGCACGTGGAACTCTTTCTTAAGCGGAAGGAAACGGTGAATGAGAGTATCGCACACCTCTACATGTAAGGGGGGCTCCGCCCCCCTTCGACCCCGCTCTATGTTCTATTGGTGGGGGTGTAAAGGGGGCTTGCCCCTTGGGGCTCCGCCCCTTCGACCCCGCTCTAGGTTCTATAGGTGGGGTCGAAGGGGGCTCCGCCCCCTTTACTTACCTAACAAATCCCCCACATTTGAAAACAAGTTAAGAATATCTAAATACAACTCCATAGACGACTTTATATAATCCGGTTTTTTGGTGGCCTTGGCGTCGAGTTTCAGTCGTTGCGTGTCCATAGCAACATAGATGGTAAACAAACCCGTACCGATCCAAGACAGGACGGTGTTGATGGAAATGACCGACTGTGCATCGACTCCCGTCCCCAGGGCGATCAGCAATCCTATACGCGCCACGATGAGTCCCAGGAGCCCCGCCAGCAAGTATCCCGCCACTCCAAGGAAGTGTTGATTGTCCATAAATCCGACCAAGGTCATTCCGAGAAAGATGCCGAGGACGGACACCATCACCTGCGTCAAGACTTGTTTGTGTTCCAATTTCGTCACGAGCGAACTCAACAATTGCCCCAACACGGCACAATACAGAATGGCGACGGCGTACTTGAGAGGTCCGGGACTCTGGGCCAAGATCACAAAGAGTAAGGCAAAGGTTGCGAGGATGATTCCAATCATGTAGAGGGGAGTCTTTGAAAGAGGATATTCACTAGACGCAAAGGTAATGGCGGTTCCTCCTAGCAAATGAAGGTATACGGTCGGAAGAAAATAGGATCCCATCTCTACAAGATCTTCGGAAAAAAGTGATAAAAAAAGTAGTCCTTATTTCCAGGTATGGAACATCGAGCCAAGGCCGGCCCCGATTGGTGTGCGGTCTTCCGAACTCCTGCGTTCAACACCTGGGCAGAGATCGACAAGGAACAAAAGGAAAAAGAGAAAGAGAAAGAGAAAGAGCAAGAGAAAGAGCCAAATGTTTCAAAAAACACGTTAAACACACTAACACGTTTGGAACGCGTTCGTACTATGAATGTAAGTACTGTCAGTAAGAAGTAAAGTAACGATTCTTTTGAGTCCGTGACTACGGAATCAAAAGGATGTCTGTTGTGTTTTTGATTCACGACATGATTCGACGAGTGGCTCGTTTTCGCCGGCGAGTGCCTCCCATCGACGCACGACGTCCTCGCAGAACTTCGGATAAGGGTCTCCAAAAAGGGGGAATCTTGTCTTTCACAGCGGCAAGCAACCGAGTCACGTCCGCCGTTGTTTCCTCTTTCGTAGCACTTCGCGTGGATTTCTCAAAATCAATAATCGTTGCCGACTGTTGATCACAGGACAAGAGAATGTTTTTCAGTTCCAAATCCCCATGTACAATGTCGTGCGCATGAAGCCATTTGATTTGACGTTGGAGGCTTCGTGCAACCGTGTTGTAGTGTCTCGGTTTGAGATCTGTCCACGAGCAACTCGGCACTTCCGTTGTGACGATGATACGATTCCAACCTGATCGGCTCACAAACGAATCGACGTAGTGAAGATTCCAACTAGGAGGAAGTTGTTTCAACACCGCCACTTCCGTTTCAAAGGCTCGTTGCGCACGTGTCTCATCTTCAGGATCCGTCGAATCGAACCAGATGCTTTTTGCGATGTAGTGTGTGCCGTCTTTGGATAATCGCATCACATTTTCATGCTTTGTAGAATCGAGTGTTGAAAGAGTAAAGTCGGGGTAATGTTCCATAACTGTCGCCTTGAAGTCTCGCACGAGAGCCATTCTACAGGAGGTTCTGAAAAGAGTGTGTTCGCATTGTCTAAAACGTCGGCATTCCCACCGTAATGTCGCGTGCCGGCGATTTTTGAGCCTTGACTGGTTCTGCTACAGGTTCCGCAGGGGCGATGGATTCCGACAAACCCTTGACCACATTCTGGACTTCGAGGACGTTGCCGACCTGTTCGATCACAGCGGCGGGGTCGCCGTTGGCACCAAAGATCCATGCGTAGGCCGCTAGCCCCGCCGTCAGCGTCCCCGTCAAGGCCCAGCGAAAGAGAATAGGAAGGTCGGGAAGTTTCTTTTCCGTGTAGGAACTCCACCCAGCCGACAAGAAGATCGCCAACAATCCACCCAACACGGTGAAGACAATGAAGTACAGGGTCTGCATGTTCTAATTGCGATCCGGAAACGAAACCGCGCGGTCATCCGCAGTCTTAGGCCAATTCTACGAAATCGGAGGTTTCGGTCAGGGGTATGTCGATATCGACGACTGGCGCAGCAATAACGGCAGGTGGAGCCACAGAAGAAGCGTTCGCACCTTGGGTGATCGGAAGGGCAGGAGCAGGTGCGTCAAGAGAGGCAAACTCGGACAGATCGATGGCCGAAATAGGGACAGACGGAGGAGCCTCCAAATCAACAACATCATCCGTGATGTTGGAAGTTTCAGTTCCTATCGTAAGCGAAGGGCCCGCATCATCCAACCCCCACGTGGAAGGAGGCTTGTCTTCGACGCTGATTTTGGGAGAGTAGCGAATCTCGGAAATACCTGACACGGTTTCGTCGTATACTGTATCGTAAGGAGTGAAATGAACAGAGGGTTCTGTATCAATCAACAGTTGGGGAGGATTGGGATTTTCGGTTTTTTCAACGGCAACGGATGATATACTAGGAGGTAGAGAGACAGAGTGATCGTGTGCGACAGCTTCGGAGGGAGAAGGAGGGGCATCCACCTTTTCAATCATAGTGGCGACTGCGTCTGCCGTGCGAGACTTGCGTGATTTCTTTGGTGTTTCTGCGTCATCGATGGGCATTATAGCATCAGGGATTGTAGGAATTACAGGAATAATAGGAGTAACAGGAGTAACAGTCGCAACAGGAGCAACAGGAGTAACAGTCGCCTCCTGAAGGATAGGTTCTTCCTCCTCATCTTTTGTTTCTTGTTTTGTGGACACAGGCACCGCTTCTTCCTCATCATCATCCTCCAAGTAGTCACGCAGGATGTTCTTGACCGGCAACAAGGAGCGAATGGCCCCGCTGAGTCCCTCGGTACACATCGACTCCGCCTGAAGAATGTTCTTTTGGCGTTCGATATAGGACAGATTTTCCGCAAACAAAAAGGGTGCCTTCCAAAACATCCGTGCGCACTCGGTGAAGACGCGGTGGAGAAAATGGTCCAACTTGGGCAAGGTGATCTGAAGTTTCTTTTGCTTGGTATTGACGCGAACGGACGTCAGGACCTTGGTATGTGCGATAAAGACCGCCGTCATGAGTTCCTCGACGTAGTCGCAACGACACGTGTCCAACACAGCATTGATGTGTTTCTCGATGACATCTTGGTTCCAACGAGGCACTTCGGAGCAGTAATCTTGAAAGGCGGCCATGGCCCCCTCACCCTCCTTGGTGGAGAGACTCCCATACTCCTTGCGGAAAAACTCGACGATGGGAGGGACGATCCACGTAGATAGTTGCTTCAAGTATTCATTACGTGCTTCCGTGTAGAGCCCGATCGATTCCATTGTTCTTTGGGGTGAGAGATCCGTGGTTGCTTTATACCGCACCTACCAAGGATGCAAGGCAGTCAAAAAACAGCGTCCGCGGACTCGTGCCTCCTAACCGGGACCATCGGGCACATGTGTTGGCAACCACCGGGTGAGAGGGCCATCCCAGGCGCAAGACATCTCGGAGGTCCAATCCTTCTTGTCGACACGCAACCTCGGTGCGAATCGCCCACGTCATCCACGCCTTCGCCACTTCGTTTGAGACATCCTTACTCGTAGGTCGTCCATCAAGCAACTCTTGTATACGCGGAACAACATATTCAACCCCGTCAGAACAATGAAGCGTACGCAAGCCATTTAGCAAGGCAATACGCATGTTTCCGTAACAACGCGTCAAAATGTCGGAGCACATCTCCTTGCTGAGTTTGTAGTCGGTGCGACGCTGAAGTTCATAGTTTATTTCGGTAGCGTCAGGAGCGTTGACGGCCACGATGGTCGAACGACTCAAAATCGGCTCCGAAATCGCCCCCGCATCTTTACATTCAAAGACAATACGTGTCGTCGCCGAGGTCGTTTCGAGCATACGTCGCAAAAACGCCTGCGTATCGGCGGCCAAACTGTCGGCGTGTTCAAACACAATCCACCGCAAATGTCCGTCGGGAGTTCGACCTCCGCGACCAAAGGTACGAATGCTGTCGCGCGAATCACGTAGCCCCACATTCGCCGTACAATCGATGACTAATGTAAGAAACCCAGAGAGTGCCAAGCGCAGAAAGGCCGATTTTCCGCAACCCGCAGGGCCCACCAAGACAAGATGAGAGGTTTTATCGGTGGCAATGTCGGCAGCAAGTGAGGACCAAGTTGAGGCGTTACCTACAAGGTCTCCCACCGTTTTAGGAGCGTGAGGATCGTAGGCTGGAGTGTCCAACATCTACCTTTCTGGAAGGATGACAAGTTTAGGCCTTGAACATTTGATTCATCTGTGATGAATCAAATGTGGCAAATAACTCTATGTTAGATGGCGTTCTTCCCTCCCACCAACGCGGAGCGATGAAGAGGAATGACGTAGGGATTGGCTTCTAATGAAGAAACAATGACGGGTTCGTTGCGAATGGCCGAAACATCTAGTTTGAGCACGGTGCGAGGACGCTGGATACCCAACACATCTCCGGTTGTGGGTTCGGAGTTGACGCGGTCCAGCCCAGGTTCGCGGTCGTTGACGGAATCCGCCACCAGTTTGCGGTACTGGAGATGGATGTTGTCCTCGCCGTTGAACAACTTGGTGGAGGAGCCCATCGGTTTGCGTCCCTGCGCGATCTTCTCCTTCTGGGCGTATTGTCGCATCGCGTAGGCGTCAGTGCGATTCTTCTCCGCCTTGGCGTTGGCAGCGACGGCCACACCTGTGTAGGCGGATTTGGCGGTGATGCCCGCCTTTTGTGTCAAGCGTACGCCATCTTGGACTCGAATTTCGGCACCTTCGGGATTGTCGGAGCGTCCCACGTTGCGATACCAGTCCCAATCGTCTAGGGTGTTGCGTCCTGTGACGCGTGCGACGTCTTCGGGATCGTACACGGTCAACTTTTGGGCACAATCGGCGGGCGCGGACACACCAATGTAATCATTGTCGACGGTGGTCTCCTTGATAGTCGTGCGTGCGACGTCGTTGGGATCGTATACGGTGAGTTTCTGGGCTACATCGGAGGGGGCAAAAATACCCACATAGTCGTTGTCTACTGTGGTCTCCTTGATGGTCGTGCGTGCCACGTCGTTTGGATCATAGGCCGACTGCTTTTCCATAGCCCCTACCGGAGCGGTGATGCCGACGTAGTCGTTGTCGATGGTGGTTTCCTTGATGGTTGTACGCAAGGGGTCGTTAGGGTCGTAGACAGTCAACTTGGGTTGGGCATCCGCGGAGGTGGCTGTGCCGATCCAGTTATTGTCGATGGTTTCTTCGGCACGCGTGGGGCGTGCCGAGTCCTGAAGGGGCAGTTCCACCTGGCCTTCATCCGGCTTGACGTTGGTGGCCATTACGCGCTCGCCCGTGTAGAAACGCTCATTGGGGC